ATTAAATGGTATCTAGTTTTATAAACGAGGAGAAAAAATATGGCTTTTCAGCTTTCACCTGGTGTACAGGTAACAGAAAAAGACCTCACTAGTGTTGTTCCTGCAGTAGGAACTTCCTTGGGTGGTACTGTAATACAAGCTGGTTGGGGTCCCGGTAACGAAATCGTCACAGTTGATACTGAAAACGAATTAGTTGCAGCATTTGGGAAACCTCAATCTAGCAACAATCGCAAGTGGTTCGCAGCTGCTTCTTTCTTAGCTTATACTAACAATCTCAAAGTAGTACGAGCTATTGCATCTGGCGACTACAACGCTACTTCTGATGGCGGCGGTGCAACTCAGATTGCTAACGAAACTGCTTACGAAAATGGCGTAACAGCAGATGGTACTTGGACAGCAAAATATCCCGGTGCAATTGGTAATTCTATTAAAGTATCTGCAGCAGACGAATCTGATTTTACTGCTTGGACATACAAAGCAGAATTCGATTATGCTCCTTCTGATAGCAAGTTTGTATCTGATGCAGGCGGCTCTCAGGATGAAATGCACATTATCGTCATTGACGAAGATGGTGTTATCACTGGTACTGCTGGTACTATCCTTGAGAAGTTTGCAGGTGTATCTAAAGCAGCAGACGCTAAAGACTCACTGGGTCGTTCTAACTACTATGTAAACGTAATCAACAATCGTTCTAAGTACATTTGGTTTGGCGCACATCCCACAGGTCACACTGATTGGGGCAGCAATGCTTCTGGTCAGACCTTTACTCTTAACAGCGCTCTAACTACTCCGGCTGATGTTGAAGTTTCCCTTTCAGGTGGTGCAGATGCCAACCCAACAGACGGCAACTTCCAGACTGGTTACGATTTATTTGCCAATGACGAACTCGTAGATGTTAACCTTATTTTCGTAGGGGATGCTACTGCTACTGTTGGTGACTACGTAATCGACAATATTGCTGAAATACGTAAAGATTGTATCGCATTTGTTTCACCTGCATCTACTTCTGTTCTTGACAATGCTGGTAGCGAAGCTACTGCCATTATAACCGAAGTTGCTTCTTATACTCGTTCTTCATACGCTGTATTTGATTCTGGTTGGAAATATATGTACAACCGTTATGCAGATTCTTATGTATATGTTCCTTGTAACGGTGACGTTGCTGGACTGTGTGCTAAGACTGATGACATAGCAGATCCTTGGTTCTCTCCTGCAGGTTACAACAGAGGCGCTATTAAGAACGCTGTTAAACTTGCTTGGTCACCTAAGAAGTCTGAAAGAGACACTCTGTACAAAGGCGGTGTAAACCCAGTAGTTGGTTTCCCTGGTTCTGGTATTGTACTGTTTGGTGACAAGACTCTGCTTGAGAAGCCAAGTGCTTTCGATCGTATCAATGTTCGCAGACTGTTTATTACACTTGAGAAGGCAATTGCTACAGCTGCCAAGTTCCAGTTGTTTGAATTCAACGATGCTTTCACAAGAGCACAGTTCCGTAACTTGGTTGAACCGTTCCTAAGAGATGTCCAGGGACGTAGAGGTATTTACAATTTCAAAGTTGTTTGTGACGAATCTAACAACACTGGAAACGTAATCGACTCTAACCAGTTCGTGGCAGATATATTCATTCAGCCTGCTAAGTCAATTAACTTTATCCAACTGAACTTCATCGCTACCAGAACTGGTATTTCTTTCGATGAAGTTGGTGGTTAACAGTTATAAATAATCAGAAACAGGAGAATTAAATGAATATCACAGAATTTAAATCAAGACTTGGAGCTGGTGGCGCTCGTCCTAATCAGTTTAGAGTGTTACTTGGTTTCCCAAGCTATGTTCCTGGTGTAGATACTTCTTACAGCATTTTGGTTACCGGGGCAGCAGTCCCGGCATCCACTGTTAACCCAGCGATTATTCAGTACAGAGGTCGTGAGGTTAAGTTAGCTGGTGAGCGTATTTTCGATCCATGGACAGTTACTATTGTAAACGACACTAACCAATCCCTTCGTCAGCCTTTTGAGGCATGGATGAATGGTATGAATGACCGTGAAGGTAACTCAGGTATTTTAACACCTGCTGATTATCAGGCGGACATTGTCGTACAACATTTAGATAGAAATGACGAAGTATTGCCTGGTGGTACTTATACACTACGCAATGCTTTCCCAATACAGATGAGTGAGATTGCATTAGCATATTCGCAAAATGATGTTCTGGAAGAGTTCACAGTAACATTCCAGTATGCTCATTACGATAACGTATAATCTCAACAGGATTATTATAATATGAATATTTTTGGGTTTGAGATAACTCGTGCTAAAGTGCCACAAACGGAGAAATCCTTTGTGGCACCCACGGATGATGGCGGTGTCCAAAGTATTCGAGCGGGTGGCTATTACGGCACTTACTTGGATATTGAGGGCATTGCTAACACCGAAGCAGAGTTAATTAAGCGGTACAGAGACATTGCTATGATGGCTGATGTTGATGCCGCGATTGAAGATATTGTGAATGATGCTATTGCTAACCTTGATGATGAAAGACCATTGAAGTTAGACCTTGATGATGTAAAATTATCCAGCAGCATTAAGAACAAAATACATTCAGAGTTTGAGTATCTTTTGTCGTTAATGCAGTTTAATGACAGGTCTCAGGATTACTTTAGACGTTGGTACATTGATGGAAGGATGTACTTTCACAAAGTAATTGATACTGAAAAACCGCAAGAAGGTATAAAAGATATACGTTACATTGACCCACGTAAAATTACTAAGGTCAAAGAAGTTAAGAAAGAAAAAAATGACAAAGGTATTTCTTTTGTAAAGAGTACCGAAGAGTTTTTCTTATATAATGAAAAGGGTATAGCAAACAAACCCGGACAATATAGAGCAGCTGACACTGACAATGCTCTTAAAATTACAAAAGATGCGATAGTGTATTGTCCGAGTGGTCTAATAGATCAGGACAAAAACATTCCAATGTCCTACCTACATAAGGCTATCAGACCTGCTAATCAACTTAGAATGATGGAGAACGCAGCGGTAATTTATCGTATAACACGAGCTCCTGAAAGAAGAATATTTTATGTTGACGTAGGTAACTTGCCTAGCAACAGAGCAGAACAATACCTGAAGGATATCATGGATAGATATCGTAACAAGTTAGTGTATGACGCTAACACAGGTGAAGTTAGGGACGATAAAAAGTTTATGTCTATGTTAGAAGACTTTTGGCTTCCACGTAGAGAAGGCAGTCAGGGTACACAGATTGATACACTGCCAGCAGGACAAAACTTAGGACAGATAGAAGATATAGAATACTTCCAGAAGAAGTTATATCAGTCATTGAATGTTCCTGTATCAAGATTAGAACAGCAAGCGGGTCTAAACTTTGGCCGAGCAGCTGAGATTAACAGAGATGAGTTGAAGTTTACAAAATTCATCGCTAAGTTAAGAAGAAAGTTTTCAATTATGTTTGATGATCTTCTAAAAACACAGCTTGTTCTGAAGAACATTATGACAGAAGAAGATTGGAAATCATATAGAGATGATGTAAAGTATGTGTTTGCACAAGATGCTTACTATACAGAGTCAAAGAATCAGGAGATTCTGAGAAGTAGATTTGAAGTTTTACAAGGTGCTTCTTCTTATATTGGTTCACTGTTTAGTAAAGAATATGTACAGAGAGAAATACTTATGCTTACAGACGAACAGTTAGAAGAAATTAATATGCAAATGCAATTAGAAGAGCCTTTTATGACACAAGATCAAGAACATGAAATGGCAATGCAACAGCAATCAGCCGAGTTGAGTGGAGGTACAGAAAATGGATAGACAAGAAGCTATCAGAGATATGATGCAGTCTATGGCCCAAGGTAAGGCCAGTGAAGTACAAGATAAGTTTAATGCTATTATGCAAGCCAGAGCGGGTGACGCTCTCAATGATTACAAACAAGAGCTTGCCAAAAGTGTTTTTAAAAATCCAGAATTAGAAGCTATGGGTTTGGCAGATGGAGAAGAACATATTCTTGAGGTAGACCCTGCCGCCGAGCCTGAAACAGTTGAAACGGGAGACGATAATGAAGACGTTTAAACAATTCAGAGAGGGCGTTGAGGTAGACATACAAGAAGCGCCAATGGATGGAGTCGAAAAAGGCTCATTAGAAGGCGACAAACATATGTGTGC